ACTGAATCCACCGAATGTTTCTGTATATGATTGATATAGGATGGTCCATACATCTTTTACTGTCTCTAATGTGTCACTCATCACATCTTCCTGATTTGAAAGGTCTGCGTTGATAATATCACATATAATAATAGAGAAATTATAGTCCAATCTATTCTGTGCTAATACAGTTTGACCTGGTACCACATACATTTTCATATATACAGGTTCTTGTTTGGTCTCTATATCCATTGTAAGTTGGGTAATATCTCCATATCCAAAAGAATTTATCTGAGGATTATGATACGCAATACCACTTAAATCTTGAATAACTTGTTTGTAGTTCACCATATAACTATAAATATAAAAAAAACAAAATCGTATTATGAATTACGTGCTTGTTTCATAAGACGGTCCTGTTCTTGGTCGTAGTTTATTAAATAAGAAACTTGATTTAGAACTTCCACCACCGTTTTTTCGTAGACGTACTCGTGTTTTGTAAAATCATTTCCAGCCAATTTATTGACGATAATGAACCAACCGTAGACCGATTGAAAAGAGCGGCTATAATTATCTTCCTCAAACTCCAAATTAGTTTCATCCTCATCCACATTGACAGTCTCGGTATTGAAGACAGCTGGAAATAATTGGAATATCTGTTTGCGTAATTGATAAAAAAAAACTGAGCCGATAATATGACACCTACATCTAATTTATTCTTGAACAGTTCGGACCTTATCTTCATACTTTTAATATCGTATTTCTCAATATCAAAATCGTGTTTGGACCTTTCATTTGTAATTGGTCTATACATAATTGATGTGAGGATATGTAGAAAGTCCAATAGTTCATCTTCTTTCTTACTACTGATGGTGTCCATATCCACAAACTCAGCAAACGATAAATCCTCCCACTTAGGAAAGAATCCATAATGAACACCATCCAATTCAAACCTATCTTTAAATGGTGGTCTTTCTTGTGGTATAAGTTTTATAATTTCTGACGCAAGGTAATTAACCTTTTCAAAATCTGTCTCTAACAAATCCTCAATTGGTGCTCCTGTAAATAAGTTCACCAACTTGGCTGCGTAATAATCGTCTGAGAATAAATCCTTCAACTTATACATCTTAACATAATGACCTATCGTCATAAGTTCTGGTATCTCGTATTGTTTATCCTCTATTGTAAATTTTATCATATGAAACTAATTGAATATTTTCCTGTTGTTTTATGGTTGGATACTTCAAATAACATCTTCATCATTACTGCATCTGAAATATCGGGAGATGAACCTAATATCTTTTTCATCTCATCCTTACTGTGAACCCCTATCTTATTATCTTTATCTGTGTCCTTTAATCTTACACTTAATAGTTCTTGTGTTAATGTGTCTATTGTATTTGGGTCCATAACATTTACACTAATCTTTCCCTCCTTAAACATTTCACTTAGTTTAATATAACATTGTGATTTTAAATTGGTATAGTTTTGTTTATGTAATGGACTTGCATTGTTTATAAAGTTCTTTCCACGTATTTGGTCTGCTACACCTCCACCAACGCCATCACTATCTACTACAATGTTTTGAGGATGTACCCCGTATTTCTGTATTAGACCCCTTATTTCTTCACTCAATTCTGTTGTTGATAGTTTGGTATAGGTAAGTATTTCCGTTATAACATTACCCACCCAAATCACTACTACTGACCTATCACTACCGAACCTCGCAACGTCCACACTCATAAACTTTTTATCATCTACATTTGGTGGTGTCTTGAATATACTTGAACTGATTATATCAAAATCAAATAGACTATCTTCTTCCTGTTCGTAGTTCCAATCACCTAAGTATAAACGTTTCATTTGTTTTGGTGGTAGGTTCTTTAGTATATCCAAATATTCAGGGGGTAAGAATTTGTTGTCACTCGGTAACGCTTGTATAAATATTTTTGTCTTATCCAATGTCCCTTGTATATGTGGTAAATAAAACTCTTGCTTCAACCACGATTGAGATGGGTTACAAGACATAAAGAGTGTTGGTTTTAATTTATACTCATTAATCTTATATCTTAATAATGAACGGACCACATCATACGCTTGTCTTGATACTTGTGCTACCTCATCTATAAACGCAATAGTTATTTCTAATCCTCCCAATGAATCGTAGTTAGGGTCTGATGGATTGTACTGTAAATCTCTAAACACTATCTCACTACCATTGTAGAACTTTAATTCGTTTGATTGTTGATTATATGTATAATGTTCAGGATTAATTCCACACTCCTTGAATAGGTCTAATAATGTCTTTATAGTGGTAACCCTTAATTGTGTTAATACTGTTCTTCCTATCAACGCCCTAATACCAGGATAAGTAAGACACATATATAGAACCCATACAGTACCCAAATAGGATTTTCCACTTCCTTTCGCACCACCATACAGAACTTCACGATGTGTTTTATCAAGTAAGATTTTAAATGTTTCAGATTGTTTCTTAGTTAAGTTTAAGTTTATTTCCATTAGTTATGTACGTATAATATTTTATCTATTTTACCTACCTTACCGGTCTTATATTTGTTTATGTAATTAACAAACTTAAAGTCCGCCTGATAACTACTTGTAATTAATCTTAGGTCACCAATGATGGACCTTCTTGTCATAAAGTTTCCTATATCAATATATCCTTCCGCTATTCTTGATTTAATAGGTTGGTAGTCATCCCTTTTCATATCGTGTACTAAATCACAATACACTAAGTCCTTTCCTGTCTCACCCACTTGTAAAAAATTATCTACAAAAGTTGGAACATAATAGTTGTCTTCTCCTGTCATTACAATCCATTCTTCTTGTGCGTGGTCCAATCCGTAATTTCTCGGTGTGTGTCCCCAATCACTATTACATTCAGGTAAATTGGTGAACTTAATCCTATCATCGTTAATGAACATTAGGAACGAATTAACAAGGTCCAAATTCTTTTGAGGTACATTATCACCCACGATGTGAATCGTCCAATTAGGGTTGGTTTGTGAAAGAATAGAACATACTATTGTATATAGAAGTTCTGACCTATCATAAGTTGGAATAATAAATTCTATCTTACTCATCTATCTTTTCATTTTGTTCCTTTATTGGTAAGTTCCTTGATAGATGTGCTAAGTGTGTTATACGTTGTTCATCGGTCATCGTAGCCATCTTTCTCATTTGTTTCTCATACATCTTCTTTACCTCTTGTTGTTGCTTTCTTTTGTGTCTTCTTTCTGTTCCCATATATATTTATATATTTTATTCAAAAACGACATTTTAAGGGTAGTCAACCCAAAAAAATTATTCTAAGTTTATGTTTATTGCAATTGGATTCCCACCACTTGTAATGTCTACCTTCTTAACTTCTAATTGATATACCTTAGCAATGTCTGCAAGTACCTCACGTTCTGTTCGTTTGTTATTATCATCTCTACATCTCTTTAACAAATCGTATAATTGATTTAGATGATTCTCTAATATTTCTTCCTGATTGTTTTTAAATCTTTCTTTCAATCTATCCCTTCCTTCTTTCCATAATCTTTCTGCGTGACGTTCTGTTATTTTAAATTCTTTTGCTGCTTTACTTGCAAACTCACGATAAGATAAATGTTCGTACAACATCATATAGAACACTCGTTCCATTACTTGTTCAAACTCCAACTCATCGGTCTTTCGTCCTTTTTTTATTTCTTTAGATTCCATTATATTAATTTTAATGTTTGTGTTATATAATAATCCAACTTGATATACGCTCTATTCTTACAACAACTATATACTACATCCTCGTTGAATATCTGTTTATAAATACTATTGGCTCTATCCTTATACTCTTGTGTTGCACCTGATGATTTTAATACCATATGTGCAAACAATAAATCTTCATTGGATACTCCATTAGTTATTGGTTGTTCCTGTACTTTCTTCTTCATTGTTAATTGGTTCTATTATATCTATATTATTGAAGTGGTCTATTTCTTCTATTGGTAATACCACCGGTTTTGGATTTAATATAGTTGGTGGTCTTTTATCCTTGCATCCACATCCCATCACTAATTGTTTAATTTGTTTATTATGTCGGTTTTAACCTGCTTTCTTATTTCATTAATATAACGAGAAATACTTGTTTTTGGTATATTTGTTTTACGAGATACTGCGTTCATACTTCTATTAAGTGATAAGTACATATCTAATAATGATTTTTTAAACCAATCTAATTCTGAATAATTCTCCTCCAACAATTGATATATCTGTTCTGTTTCAAATTCTTCTTGTTCATATGATAAGTCCCAACAGGTTGCTACATCTACATTCATTATCTGTCTCTCCCTTCTTATTCTATAATGAAATGGTGATGTTTTACTGAAGTAGTTTATTCTCATCACCGCAACTATATAATACCTTATACTATTCTCATCATAATTCTTTAATGTAATAACTTCTTTATCATAAAGTTGTAAGATACATTCGTGCAACAAGTCCTTAGTTAATGGGTCTTGTTTAGTCATCTTCATTGCTATATTGTATAGTTGGTAGTAATTGGTGGTTAGATAATTTTCTATTTCTTTATTCATTAATCATATTCTTAATATCAAACAGAACACCCGCTACCTCATAATTCTCATCGTGTTCGTTCATCATAATACTGGATTCAATTATTTCCAATAATACTTTTTGTTTATCGGTGTCTTTTGATAAATTCTTTTCCAATATATATAACATCGCTTCCAATATTGAATTACGTACAACCTCCTTATCTTCTAATTGTAAATCAAAATAATTCTTGGGTACATCCAAATATCCCATCTTAACGTGTCTTCTCATACGATTCAATTAATATTCTTCTTATGGTTGTACTTGAACATTTATATATTTGTGTAATTTCCCTTATCAATAAACCATCACTCCTTAACTTTACAATATCTTTTATATCATCTTGTGTAATAACTGTTCTGGTCTTTCTTAATGTAATAACCTTTTCTTTAATTGGTATTTTATCCCACACAATCTTTCCATCAACCACTTTCTTTATTCCTTCCTTTACCCACACCTCACCATCCTTCTTCCATCCTATTAAATCTAATAACCACGATGTTTGTTCCTCTTGATAAATATCAACAAACTGTCCTGCCTTCCTTAATACTCGTTCACTTCCACCTTTTGTTTTATATTTTTCCTCATAATAATCATTCAACTTACCACTTGAATATTGTAAATGACATACCTTACATCTTGAATGATAATAACCAGTATTTTTATTATGATAAAATTCTTCTAATAATTTATATTTTGTACACATCGTACAACTCTTATAGTTAGGGTTCTTACTAAAATCCTCCACAATCAATTCTAAGACCACTGGTTCAACTTTATTCTGTTCGGTGAGTAGTTCTATCATTTTTAATCTTTCCTCCTTTAAACGTTGTTTCTGTTCCTTTATTCTTAGTTTGTATTGTTTTGTTTGTTTATTCATACAATCATAACAAATATTCCTTGTATAATGTTTCTTATGTGTTGAGTGATAGTAAGTGTAATACTCTTTATTATCTTTTTCAATTTTACATTTAGAACATATCTTCATACTATAAATATCATCGTTTGAACGAAAAACCCCTGCAACTAAAACGGGAGTAAAAGTTACAAGGGTTAATTAGTTAAAAAATCAATTTTACTAATAATAAATATATCAAGTATATTGTAAAAGTAAATAGGTAAGGTCATTACATTTCTCATATGGTAGGTAAGTAATTTCACATTCTTGCGTTCTACCTATTCCTCTTTCAAATCTTGTTGAGACCGGTGTCTTATCTTGATTAATCCATTCAACATCACCTAATAGTTTTACATTCCAAATAAAAATACCTATCGGTGTACTGTTGAGTATATATCCATATTCCTGTTCCATTAGTATATTGTACTTATCCCTGTCTAATGTCATACCACCGTCTTCTTGAT